AGTGTCTTCTTTGATAACTTTAAGGTGCTTAAGACCGATGTTACCTACTAATCCACTTTCTAATAATGCTCCCATTTTATTTTTGGTTTTTATTATTTTTTAGTTTATTTTATTATTTTTGTCATCAAATCCTTCATTCTCAAGAATTGTGGATTCTCATACGTTTTTGATTCAATTAAATTCACAGCTGAGCCAGTTTGAGGTTCAACGTTTACAACTCTATCGAATGCTTCGTTAATTGTTCCTTTATCATTGTTTGAATCAAGTTCTTCTTTGATAAATTTGTACAATTTTTTAGATTCTTTGATTGTATCAACGCTGTCGAATCTTCTCAAAATGTTAATCTTTTCTTGTTTTGAAGTTGAATGTTCAGTAAACAATCTTGTAGCGTAAGCTAAATTTGAATTAAAGATTGCCACTTCATTTAATTTTTCTCTAAACAAGTTCAAAGCTTTTCTGTACTCTTCGTTCTTTTGTCTAAGTGAAGAAATTTCTTCAACCAATTTTTCATAAGATTCAAATGTTAGATTTCTGTTTGGTGTAATACCTTTTCTCAATCCACGACTTTTATCTTTTGAACCATAACCATAAGTACGAGCCGCTTCTTTTGTCTCAACTTTTTTCATTTTGTTATCTGATTCCTTGTATTCAAATTTGGCTTTACCCATTCCAACACCTTTAGTTCCTTGCTTCATTTTTTCTTTAAATCCGCCAGTTGTCTTTTTGTAATCGAATTTTGGTTTACCAATTCCTTTTCCTACAGGTTTTACAGTTTTCTTGTTTGTTTTACGAGCCTCATTCATCCAACCTTCTTCGAATTCTTCATCAGATTCTTCATCTTCATAAGATGCAACATCATCATAATTCATGTCATCAAGATTCATGTCTTCAAAATCTTCCTCAAGTGATTCATCACCTGATGGTAACTCTTCTCCGTCCATTTCTAATTCATAAACGGTTTCAGTATCATCTTCGTTGGTTTCGTCCATTTCGGCAAAGATTCTGTCAAACATTTCCTCTCGGTCTATGTCTTCATCATCAAAATCTTCTTCTAATTCTTCGTCACCTGTAAGTTCCATGTCGAATTCTTCGTCTTCTTCTTCTTCCATAGGAATAGCGTCATCCGCAGGATTTACATCCTCGTCTTCATCCATGTACATACCTTCATTTAACTTAATGATATACTCTTCACCACCAACTGTAAGGTCAATATTGTCACCATCTCTAACGACAATAACCTCATCTGTGTCCTTGAGTCTTTTGAATACATTGGCAACTTCTTGATTTGTTGCTCCTTTTGTCAAATCGATTGTAGGTGTCTCGTTTGAGAAATCCATACCTCCACCGAATTCCATACCATCTTGGTCGTCATTCTCGTCAGAATCTAAATCGTCAATCTCGATTTCATCTTCGATTTCTGATTCATCTTCATCCGGAGCTTCGTCCTTCTCGTCTTCATCAGCCTCTTTAATAGACTCTTTTACTAATTCGCTAATTTCTTCTTTCATGGTAGATTGAAGTATTTCTTTTGCGTTTTCATTAATTACTTCTTCCAAATTCTTGATTTGGATTAAAGCATCTTCAACTAAATTTTTTGTTGCCATTAATTGTTTGTTTCTAAATAAATATGTAGATTAATAAAAAAAACTATTTTTTTTATTTCCATAATAAAAAAAGGGGGTAAACCCCCCTTTTTATTTTATTTATTTAAAATAATCTCAGTCAAATACTTCGTCAATTTTACTTTCAGCAACTGAAGTAATCCTCCAATCATAACTAAATGATTCATAGGCTTTAGTTACCTTAGCTTCAACATCAGTAACATTATAACCCTTAACAAGTTTTTCTTCTCTTACTTTTTTAATTTTTCCTGAGTTCTCATCTGGCAAATCGTATTGGATTTTAGCCACAAAATATTTTTCGTCCATTTCCATAGTTTTTTTTTCTAAATATGATAAAAAAAAACGTTAATGTAAAGAAAATTATTTATTTAAATATGAAGTTAATTTATCCATCATAGATAAAGATTTACTTCCCATTCTTTTTATACGAGTATCTTCCTCTTCTTTAATATTCTCTTCAAAATTAAATCTTTCTTCAGGTTCTTTGAACAGATACGCTCCGGGTGTTGATGGTGAGGATACCAAGTCAAAACAAATTAATTCAAAATCGTCCTGAACTTCGTTTTGGTCTCCCACTTTTTTTAATGACCCAACTCCTCTTGAAGATATTCCTAATGTTACACCTTGTCTTAACAAATTAGCCGCTTGGTCACCCTTGGTTGATACTATTCCTCTTTCATGATACCCTGGTGAAGTTAATAATTTAATCTTACCAAGTAATACATTAGTGTCCCACCAAACGTCTGTAATGATATGTGAGACCCTATCTAAGTCAATTAAAGATGACTCAGGGTGATTTAACTCAGATAGAGCAACACCTTTATTGATGTAATTCTTTTTATAATTTTCAGATTCTCTCTTTAATACTCTTTCAGGATATATTCTACCATTTCTATTTGGTACATTATATTTTTGTAAAACCGCATAAAATTCATATGGTTTAGAATAATCTGCTGGATTTATATTTTCATTTAAAAATTTTGAATTGTTAACGTCTCTAGGTGATATATAACCCGCATCCCACTCAATCAGAATCCCTTTACCTGTATCTTTGGGTCCTAATATTTTATAATTTTGCATAGTATTTTTTATTTTATAAATATTATGCAAATCAGATTAATTTAAAACCTTTTCTAAAACTGTTTTTTTAAGACTAAAACTAAAATTCTTATTAGGTAAGAAATTTTCTTTATTTACAGAGTTTACAATTTTTTTAACCTCCGTTTTTATAACTTCAGATTTAAAATCTATATTCGTATTAATAAATAAAGTGACCTCAAAATTCATAAATGATTTTTTACCATACTCAATACCACTGTATCTTAAATCTAAATCAGTCATGAATTTGTTTGAGAACAAATCATTATTTAATGTACCTGAAATTGTTTGTTTTATTTCTCTATTAAAATTTGAGACAACTCTTTCCCATCTCTCATCATAGTTTTTGGGTGAAACCCAAGACTGAACGTTTATATAAATTGACTTAAAACTTTTTGAATCTACTGTTCCGTAATTAACTTTAAAATTTTTATATCCCTTAACAACACACGACTTCCCTTTTTTCATTATACATTTTCATAACATGTTTATTTTTATAAAATCTATGAAAAAATAATGTTTAAGTCAAAAAAAAATCCCTTATTCAGGGATTTAATTGTTTAAAAATAAAATGTAAAATTAAAGTAAAATATTATTATAAAGTTCTTTTAGTTTAATAAGTTCAACAGTAGATGGTTTTTTGTTTTGGATACTCTTTATAGTTTCATTAATAGTTTGTTTTAAATTTTCGTCAGTAGATTCATTCATTATTGAATTTAATTTCTCAGTCGCCTCGGTTTTTAAGGATTCAAATTTTTCTTTAATATTAGTATCAGATTCTTTTAAAAGTGACATTACTTCTTTTTTATCACCTTCACTTAAATTTTTCAAAAATTCATTAGCATTATTATTAGCAATTTTCAATAAAGAAGAGATAGGTAATTTAGATTCAGAGATTACTTTTTTAGTTTTTTGTAAGTTTTCTAAAATTTTAATTTTAGATTCTGATTTTTTTTCAATCTCACTTAATGTTGTGTGTAAATAGTTATCAATATCTGAGTAATTATTCTCATTTAAACTGTTACCAACCCATTTCTTTATTTTAGTAATTTCAGATTCAGTCAATTTAATTGATTTAATCTCATTTGATAACTCTTCTAAAATTATACTTGCAGTTGTTTGGTCAACACCTAAATTTTCGTTAAGTTTATCGTATATAAAATATAGTTTTTTTAATTTACTATTACCTAATATTGTTTTCCTAAACGTTTTGAAATTTTCAGTAAGTTCATTTTTTGCAAATGAATTTACCATTTTATTCTCAATAGCGGTTTTTAAAATTCCAAATTTCATAATTATTATTTTATTAATAAATATTATAGTTTAAGTAAGTTTTCTATTTTTTCATCCATTTGAGCAAATAGATTATTTGCTTGTTCAGATAAGTAAATTTCATCTTCTCTATTTATGTGATTCTCGATGACTAATTTACTTTTTCTATCATCTATTGAACTTGTAATTGGTGGTGGTGTACCTTCAGGTTCTCCCCCTCCTCCTTCAGCCGGTGGTGGTGTACTTTCTCCTCCTCCCATTGGTGGTTCTGATGTTTCAGAACCTCCTGAACCTTCACCTCCCTCGTCACCTTTTTCTTTTTTATCAGAATAAAGTTTATCAATATTATCAAATAATCCAGTACTCTTAATAACTTCCTGAGTTTTCTTTAACTCCTCACCAACGGCTCGTTCAATTCTTTGTTGTTGTAAATCCAACTTAATTTCATCATCAGAAAATCCTAAAATATGTTTTTTTGCCCATGAAACTGAAACAGGTGCAATACCACTTCCAGGGTCGGCTGTTAAATCTTTATATAAAAGAACTTTCTCTTTCCAAACATCAATTTTTAATAAATCAGCTTGTGTAGATGGATTTGTTAGTGATAGTTTGAAGTTGGTTAATTCATCTTCAAATCCTAATAAGAATAAATGTACAATTGCAATTTTATTTAATTCTTGCAACATACTTTTTTGTATCCTATTAATTGTTCTTGCAAATCTTATATCTTGTAACGCCAATCCTTTTCCCTCAGCAATTGCTTCTTCAAATCCCAAAAATGTTTTAGGTACTCTTAAAGCGGTAACTAATTTTTTCTGAATATATTCGATATCCGCGATTTCAGATAAGTTAGTCGCTCCAGGTAAAGTATCAATCGGCATTGTTTGTGCCGGGTCTCTAACAGGTACAAAATAATCTTGGTCTACCGCCATTTGATTAAATCTCATATCAACATTACCTGTCTTTTCATCAACAACTTGAGACCTTTTAAATTTGTTGGCAACCCTTTGTACATATGGTTCAACGTCTTTGTCATCCATATTTCCAACAAATATCTTAAACACCCTTCTTTCAGGGGCTCTTGATGTTCTATAAATTAACATCGCGTCTTCAGATAATAATAATTGTTTCCAAATACGTCTTGCCTTCTCAAGCATAGATGTTCCATACGGTAATCTTCTATCGTCCCCAAGTAATCTAAAATGTGCCACTTCCCAAGTATTAAATTCCATACTTTTGTGCTTCCATGTAAACTTCATATGTTTCTTTTCAACATCTTGAGACGCTTCTGTGGTTTTGGCCATCATTCCTCTTTCCAATCTCTCAATTTCAATGATTGGTAATTGGTTAACTCCAATGATTCCTTTCTCAGGGTCTAATTTTAAATAAACAAAGTTATCACCGTATTTACAAGTATTTCTTGTCCACATCGGTAAGTTAGTGTTTATATCTAAAACATTCTCAAATAAATCAACAAGTATAGATTTTATTCTTTTTGACTCTGAATAAATCTGCATCATGTATCCATCTTGATTTAGAGTAGTTGACTCTTCGGCATATATATCCAAAGCTGCCGAAATTTCAGGTGTGAACTCCATAGATTCATAATCATAAAATGCCGATAATCTAGTTGGTTCGTAATAAGTGGCCTGAGTGTATAAATTACTCTCAATTTTTTGCCATTGGTTGGCTAAATAAAATGTTTGTTGAGCTTGTAATTTCTCTTTTTCATATTCCTGTTTTGACGTAGTCTTTAAAAGTTCTTTTTTATCGAACTTAAAAGTAGGAAAATCTTGGTTCATTAGGGAATTTGGCCCAAAAACCGAAGATAATTTCTGCCATACTGTCAAATTATTATTTTGTTGGTCTTGCATATATTTTAAAAATAATTTATTTTAGCAGATTTGTGAACATAATTTATTAATTTTTAGGTTTTGTAATATTTTTATTACTATCACTATTCTTAACCGCTAAAATACCTTGTCCTGGGACATTTAATTTTGACCCTCCGACTGATTTACCTGATGTTTTTCTTGCGATATATCCCATTATCTACGTCCTCCGAATAACCATAAATAGTTTTCATAATCATTTTTTGTTGGTTCATTTTTCTTTGTTTGTCCGTATTGTTCAAATACTGGGTCAAAAAATCTACTTCTTGATTCAGGTACTGATGAATTAACTTGCCAAGAATCTATCATAACTTTTGCTTGTTCAGTAACCTTTGTTAATTGAGTGAAAGAAGATTCACCAACATAACAACACATTGCAATTGACATGATTAAATCGTCGTGTTGACCTCTCTGATGGTCAGGTCTTCCATTTATATAAACAAATGTGTTCATTTCATTCAATAGTCTTGATGAGTAGATTTTCAATCCATGTCTAATGTACTCTTCAAACGATGCAACTATTTGAACTCTTTTTGAGTTAAAATTAATTCCAGGAATTTTATCTTGTGTTTTTGGGTCATACTTCCATCTGTTTGTGGCGTCTATACCATCAACATATAAATCTCGATAACCTAATTCTTGTAATTTTCTTGAGGTAGTGACACCCATTCCACCGGTTATATCGACAACAATAAACGCACTATACATTTGTCCCCATTTATAACAAATTTCTGCTAAAATATCGGGAGGAACTTTTCCTATGTATTCTGCAACTTGTTCTCGTGATTCAAAATCTAATATTTCAAAAGTTGAATAATCTTCACTATCTCCTCTTGAAACGTCAACACCCATTATATATTTTTTACCCATAACAGGTTCTTTCCAAATCCACACACTCCCCCCCATAAATTTAGATGAAGGGTCTTTGACCATATCTGTCCTTATTGAGTCAAGTACATTGGAATCAAATACGTTATCCCCTGAACCTAAAAATTGACACTCAAGTTCTTGGTTAACTTTTCGTTTATCGTATTTAAGTTTTTTAACCATTTTCTCATACCAACTAGAACATGGTTTGTACCCTTCAGAGATTAAATTTTTTATTTCATCAAAATTTTTCTCCTTATCTTTATATTCAATAATTTCAACTTCTTTATATTCATCTCGATTTAAAAAATAATGAATAATATCTTTTACTTTGACCAAATGTAAGTCCTTAGCATATCTTGGGTCTTTAAACCAAGCCATTTCAGAAATTTTAAATTCATTCATACCTCTGATTGCTTGGTCATAAATTTCATAGTAAATTGCGTCGTAACCATTTGGTGTTGATATTACGATTACTTTACCACCTGTAGATAAAGACGCCATACAAGCCGCCCAAAAATCCCCATCCGCCTCAATATACGCAGCTTCATCAAAAACTAATATTGTTGGAGTATATCCTCTCAGTGCATCTTTAGATGTTGCAACTGCTTTAACTTCACATCCATTTGAAAGTTTAAAATGTCTTTGTGAGTTTTTTTCTGCGGAGAATGTAACACCAACCCATTTTGGCCATTGTTCAGTAAATCCCCTTACTTTATTTGCCATTTCAACTGCAGTGTCCAATTTATTGGCAATTATCAATATTTTTTCAGGTTTACTTTTTGAAGCAAATACTAATCTTTTGGATGCCCATGCGGCAGTTACTGTAGAAACCCCAGCCTGTCTATATTTTAATGCAATATTTTCATTAAAATTTTCATAATCATCAATCAATGTATGTTGGTCAGGAAATAACTCCAAAGGAACGTATTTAGATACCGTATTATCATACGTTTGTAAATACGTTTTCAGAGCGTATGGTGTTGATTTCATACATTTACTATACTCTAATAAAACTTGTTCTTTTGTTAAACTCATATATTATATAAATACTTTAAAATAATAAACCCCTCTTCTGAGGGGTTTATTTGAATTTTTTATAGTCCTAAACTCGACAAATAGTCATCATCACCTTCAAAATCATCCTTATATTTTTTCTTCATATATGAAGGATTTTTTTCCATTTGTTTTTGTAATTTTTTAGATTTCTCAACTAAATTAGTTATATAATTGTTCGCATAATCCGCATCAGATAAACCTAATGTAAACAATGATTTTGCTAACTCAACTAAAGTTTCATATTTTTCTTCAGATAAATATTTTAAAACAAATGGAGTTAAATCTCTTTGTTCTTGTTTGTCAGGAACAATTTTATTAAACTCTTTGTAAAATTCTAAAAAGAATTTTTCTCCATAAACTAAATCATACGCTTCAATTTCTAATGAACTGGCTTGTTTTTTTGCTAATACACCCTTTTCAGATTTTTCACCACCTGCAGATGTGAAGAACATTATAACACCTTTAACCAATTCATGGACCAATAAAGGTAAAGTCATTGCTCTTGCTTTAATGATAAATGGTCCTGATTGTTGTTGTGGAGTTTGTGGTTGATTTTCAGAAGAATCTTCTTCTTCATCTTCTTCTTCCCCATCTTCATCATTACCTCCACCAGATTGTTGGTTACTCGGTGGTTGTACTTCAATTTGTCCAATTTGTCCTCCACCTGAATTTCCTACTGAACCAATGTCAGGGAATAACCAATACATGTGTAACATGATTGGTTGTAATATATTAGATAACTGTATAATTCTAGCTCCGTTAGGTAATTCCTCAATCTTTTCACTACATATGTCATAAGCGTTGGCGTAGTTTAAAGCCATTCCTCTTCTGAATAAATTAATAATCATTCTTCTTGAAACTTCATCTGAAAATTCCTTCTTCGCCCTTTCCGCAGTATCAGGAGATATTTTAAAGGTAGACTCAATTGCCTCCTTTGCCTTTTCTTCATCAAATTCAATCCCCTCACTTTCAAATTCATCTCTCATTTGTTCCAACTTCTCTTTCTTTTCCTCATCAACATCTGCAAATTTTTCCATTATTTCTTCATCAGAGATATTTTGAACTCTTTCTTTCATACCTTTCAACTTATTCAAAAATCCTGTAGTGAATTCTCCATCAAGTTTTAATTTATTACTAAAAAATTCTCTATCAATCCCCATAGCCTTTTCAACAGATTCAGCTGCGATTTCCTCTAACGCAACTTTATTTCTACTTTGTAATTGGATTAATTCTTGTAATAGTTGACCAACTAAATCATAAAGTCCTCTAAATGCAGTTTCGGCATCTCTCTTTAATGATTGATTTCCCGCAACTAATCTTCTATCAATTCCTGAATATCTGTTAAATAATCTTTCTAAATTAACTATTGAATCTTTAAATGCTTGAGAAGTGAAAAAGTCAACTTGTGGTTGAGTTAATCCAAATTTACTTAAAGGTAGTTCACCTTTTTCTATTTTACCTTGTAATTTTGCTGCGGGTCTACCTCCACCAACTTCAGGTCCAAAACTCATCGGAGGAGCTTCATTAAGTAAACCTTTAAGTTTATTAATTAATTTTTTTTGACTTTGTACCTCTTGTAATTGTCTTCTATTTAATTTCATATTACTTCTTTTTTAATAATCCTGCCTTTTTAACTAATGACATAAATTTATTAACGTTAAATGAACGAGCTTCAGGTTGGTCATTTGGGTCCGGATTAATGAATGGGTCAAAATCAGTATCAGTACCAGGTTTAACACCGGGTTTAGGTTTTACTGCAGGTCCCCCAAATTTAATATTTCTTCTTTTAGCTTCAGGTTGGTCATTTGGGTCAGGGTTAATGAATGGGTCAAAATCAGTATCAGTACCAGGTTTAACACCGGGTTTAGGTTTTGTGATTGGGTCAGCCATTTCCGCCTCATTTGTAATTTTCTTAGTGTAATTTTTAACCAAATCAACCAATTCTTTTTTTGAAATTTGGGCGGAAAGTTTGTTTTCAATTATTGATTCCATTCTTTCTTCAAAGATAGTTCTATATGGGTCTCTACCCTCTTTAATATCTTTTTTAACTTGTTTAACACATCTTTCGTACTTGTCTAATATTTTCTTACCCCACTTTGAACGTTTTGTAGTACCTACTTTATCACCTATTGATTTTGTACAAATACCCCAAGCGTTATCCTCTTCTTTCTCTTGTAATTCAGACTCTGTCTGAACCACAATTTTCCCATCTGAACCAACTGAACCTTTTGATTTAACATCAGGTGGTAAAGCGTTATAACTTTCACTGTCTTTTGGATTGTTTTTAATATCGTAAGTCATTGTAGCTTCACAAACTAAACCATGAAGATTTTTAATATCATTCTCAGACATCAAAGATAATGTCTTATTACTGAAACCCGCAATTTGCAAGTTTCTAATTTTATTTTTCAAGTTGGTATTCATTTTTTTTAATATCTAAAATTAAATCTTTCTCATACAATTTATCTTTCACTTTTTCTAAAGAATCTCCGAAGTGAAAAACCAAACGTTTCTCAATATCTTTATCCTTTTCCCAAGCCAAAGCTACCACATTATCAACCCCGTCTTTCATACTAAAAAAGTCGGAATTTTGTATTAATTCCAACTCTATATCTTCTTTATTTAAAGTACCAATAAACTCAATGGATTCAATCTCAGGAGGTGTAGGATTTCCATTTGCAATATCCCCATCCCAATCATCTTGCCAATACTCATCAGTTTTTGAAAATATAAATTCATATATTCTATTACCTTTATAGTTTGGACCTAATCCATTGACATAAATTAGGTGACTCATAAAATTCTACCTTCAGGACTTATTTTAACTTGATTATTTTTGTGTTCAAAAACTAAGTTTCCTTTGTTTGTTCTACCTACAAAATTAATCATTGGTAATGTGTCAATAAATTCTTCAGATAATCTACGTTGCTTATTAGTTAAAGAATATTTTCTAATCTCACTAACAATCTCTTTTTTTCTTTGGTTGTAATATTCTTCTTTTATTCTCTTCTTGTTTTTTTGAATGTTCTCTTCAAGTTCACTAACTACAAAGTATTTTGATAATACTTTATCAACTTTAGACTCAGCAAAAACTGAATCCATTATTTTACTTCTAAAACGTCTGTCAGTGTCATCCATATCAGGATACTTGCTAGAGATTTTTTCAAATCTATCAGAATGGAACATACCTTCTTCCATTTCACCTTCAGGCGCTGGAGGAACTGGAGTTTCTTCAGGTGATACAGGTTCTTCTCCACCAAAATCTTCTTCACTTTCCATTCCCATTTCATCACCTTCTTCATTAGGTTCAAATCTCGCTAAAATCTCTTCTTTGTCTTCCTCATCTAAATTATCTAATTCTAAAGAAGAAATTACTGAGTTTAAAACATATTTAATTTCCTTACTTGTTAATAAATCATTTTCACTTCTAGACCTTAACTTTTGAGTTAATTTACCCACAAGTTTTTGAATTAATTTAAATTGGTCATTTTTTTCCCCTCCCATTTCATCAGATACAGGTTCAATTGGTTCTTCAGGACCCATTTCATCAGATACAGGTTCAATTGGTTCCTCAGGACCCATTTCATCTTCAACAGGTGGTGGAGGAGGTGTTGGTGCCACAGGGGCTGCCGGAGGAGTAGGTTGCTCTTCTAATTCACCTTCAGGTGTTTCATCGTTGTATCCACCCTTAGCTCTCTTTAAAAAAAAACGCTTAGACTCTCCAAACAATGAAATATTTTCAGAATGTTCAGTCAAAGTGTTAATCTCTTTAGTTAAAAGATTTAACCTTTTCAAAGCCTGTGAATAAGACGAATAGTATTTTCTATTCTTCATTGGCTCCAAATATTCTGAAGTAGACTCATCGATTTTTTTCTTTAGAATATAACCATTCTTTTCTTTATATATTTCATAAACATTTCCATCAGATAACTGAATAGAATAGTCTTTTGAAGTTCCTTCATTAATTAATTCTTTTGGGGTTTCATTGTATTTTGCAATTTCTAACATTCTTTGCAATTTAGCCTTTCCCTCTAATTTTTCGCTTCCGATTGGTTTTAATTTACTCATTTTTTTAGCTATTTAATCCTGACCCTCCAATTGTAATCATACTCATTTGAACAATTGTTCCTCCTGTATTATCTGACCAAACTGGATGTGGTGATATAGTTGATGTGCAAGTAGCACAAGCTCCTGTTGATACGTTTATTATATTATAAGCAGTTCCTGCACTAGTATTTGCCATAAAAGTTTTTATATATAAATATAGTAATAAATCACTTTTTTAATTTATTATTTAAATGTTTTATAAAGTAATTATGCTGAAACTTTTTTATCAAATATTTCGTTTCTAAAATCTAACAATTTACCAACATATCCGTTTCGTCTCAAATATTTAAAAACTAAATTTTCTAAAGAAAACTCTCCACCCTTTTCAAGACCACACTGTCTATATTTTTTTAGTTTTTTATAATATTTTTTAAGTATTTTAATTGACGTATGTAATTCTTCATCTTTAGCGTTATCAATCGCCCCATCAATAATACTCATCCATTGTTTCGCTTTATCCTGTAATAATTTTGTATTAATCTTATTTGTGATTTTTTTTGGTTTACTAATAAACTCATCATCAATTAATGAATATACACCGTCACTAAAATGGTCTGAGTTTTTATCCTGTAAATAAAGTTCAACTTCAAATCCCAAAATTTTAATATTATGTTTTATATTAAACAGTGTCTTTTTCATATCAAAAAACTGCTCATATAAATCTTTTTGTTCTTTCGAAAACTGATTAAAATCAGCGATAACGTGTAAATCAAAATCTGAAAAATTGGACCAATTAAAGTTAACTAATGAACCCATTAGTACAATATCACTAATTTCCAAATCAACATCTACAAAATAAATAAATTCTTCAGCAACCTGAAGAAGACTTTTTCTAATGTCAGATTTTAATTTGGCATTATCCAAAGATTTATAGTCATCCCAAACTTTGGGATTAAGTGTTTCTTTAACTTCGAAGCTTTTTAAAATGTTATCACTCACAAATTATAAATATACGATTTATTACAATCTTTTATATTTAAAATTTTTTGAAATGTTTTTATTGAAAAAGGCCCCTTGAGATTCAGATATTCTAAACTGTGTATACAATTGATGTGGTACGTCCTCATATTCGTACTCAACATTATTTTTAAACTCGACTACTAATTTCTTAGATTGGGTATCATAGGTAGTCTTTTCAATGTTCGATGATTCGATTTCACAAATTATTTTTGTCCCTTCGATTATTTCTCTTTTGATTGCCATACTTTTTTATTTTAAATATAATAATTTTTTTAAGAAAGTTAATCATTGAATTTTATGAATTTTATTACTAAAATTTTAAAAAAATATTTATGACAGATTCAATCGGGGAAGGTTCTAAACCTTCAAAAAATAATGATAGTGGTTCACAAACACCAGTTTTAGATAACTTCAGTAAGGATTTAATCAAACTTGCGGAAGAAGGTAAATTGGACCCTGTAATTGGTAGGGAGACTGAAATAGTTAGAATTGCGCAAATTTTATCTAGACGTAAAAAGAATAACCCAATTATTATTGGAGAACCAGGGTGTGGTAAAACCGCAATTGTTGAGGGATTGGCAATGAAAATATTTGAAGGAGATTGCCCACGAAATCTATTAGATAAAAGAATTTTATCGTTAGAATTAAATTCAGTTGTTGCCGGTACTAAATATAGAGGACAATTTGAAGAAAGATTGAAGGTGATATTGGAGGAAATTCAAGCAAATCCAAACGTAATATTGTTCATTGATGAGATTCATACTATAGTTGGAGCGGGTAACGCTTCAGGTACCTTAGACGCATCTAATATTTTAAAACCTGCATTATCAAGAGGAGAAATTCAATGTATTGGTGCAACAACTTTAGATGAATACAAAAAACAAATTGAAAAGGATGGTGCTTTAGATAGAAGATTTCAAAAAGTAATTGTTAATTCATCCACAAAAGATGAAACTTTACAAATATTAAAAAATGTTAGGGACAAATATGAAAATTACCATAAAGTAAAATATTCTGATGAAATTTTACAAATTTGTGTCGATTTAGCGGAAAGATATATTACAGATAGAGAATTTCCTGATAAAGCGTTTGATATATTAGACGAAGTTGGAGCAAGAGCACAGGTTGATGTTAAGAATCCTGAAATTATTGAGGAATTAAAAAAGAAAGCTCAGGAAATTAGACAACTCAAAATAACAGTTGTTAAGAAACAAAATTATGAAGAGGCCGCAAGTCTTAGGGACAAAGAAAAAAAGATTATTGGACAATTAGAAACTGAAAAAAAGAAATTTGAACAGGATTTATTGAATAATAGAAAAGATATTTCAGATGAATTAGTTTATGAGGTAGTATCAATGATGACAAAAATACCTTTGACAAAATTAACTTTGGATGATAAAAATGCTTTAATTAATTTGGAAGAAGAATTAAATAAATCTGTCATTGGTCAAAAAGAAGCGATTCAAAAAATTTCAAAATCGATAAGAAGAAATCGTTTAGGTATTAAAGACCCTAACAAACCAATTGGTTCATTCATATTTTTAGGTTCGACAGGTGTTGGTAAAACATTACTCGCCAAAGAACTTGCAAAACAAATTTTTGGAAGTGATGATAATTTAATCAGGGTTGACATGAGTGAATTCCAAGAAAAACACAGTGTTTCAAGATTAATAGGTTCACCTCCTGGTTATATTGGGTATGAAGAAGGTGGTCAATTAACTGAACAAGTTAAAACAAAACCATATTCAGTTGTATTATTCGATGAGGTTGAGAAAGCACATAAAGATATATTCTCAGCGTTATTACAACTTTTAGATGAGGGGTATATGACAGATAGTTTTGGTAGAAAGATTAATTTTAAAAACTGTTTAATTATCATGACCTCAAATATTGGAGTTAAAAAAATGCAGGAGTTTGGTTCAGGTATTGGATTCGGTACAAGTAATAACGTATATAAAAATGAAGAGGCAAAAAAGAGTGTTTTAACAAAAGAACTTAAAAATTATTTTGCACCTGAGTTCATTAACAGATTAGATGAAACAATTATATTTAATACCTTACAAGATAGTGACGTTCAAAAAATTGTTTATTCTGAAGTTTCTATATTAAAAAATAGATTGGAAAGTCTTGGGTATAAAATTAAATTTGACCAAACTGTAATCGACTTTATTTCAAAAATTGGATTTGATGAAGTGTATGGAGCAAGACCTCTAAAAAGAGCAATACAAGAAAAAATCGAAGATTTTATTTCAGATGAAGTTTTGAAAAATAATATCGTAATAGATAAAGAATATGAAATTTCTATTAATGAATCAGAAGAGGTATTAATAAAAGACTCTGAAAAACAAAAGAAAACAAGAAAGAAAAAAGGGGAATAACTTCCCCTTTTTTTATAGAACAAATTTTTCGTTAACGTATTTGTACTTTTTATTACCTAACTCCTGTATCAAGAGTAATCCTGATTTAAGTCCAGCTAATACTTCTCCAACAACAACATATTCATTTTTTGTGTGGTAACTGTGGTAACCAACTGAAAGATTGATACATGAAAAATCAAACTTTTTCTTTAATTGCCAAACATCAGTATACGGATGTTTTTCAAACTTCGGAGTTGACAACATGTTTTCATTTAAAACTTTTTTTGCCGAATTATGGAATATAGAGTCAGTTTCAAAAAGTTTAACCCCAAAACAATATTCAGTAACCATATAGTCATTTGGAGCATCAAATTGAATTGCATATCCCACGTCTTTAAAGAAATTTTCATCAGCATTTTTTGACCCAATACAACCAACTTCTTCAGATACAAAAAACGCAACTTTTATTACGTCCAATTCATCTAATAATTGTAAACACGCAAATACTCCACATTTATCATCACCTCCAATACCTGTAGGATTTCCACTGTCATTATAAGCTTTCAGACTTAAACTTTTATTTCCTTTAGAATCTAACAAATATTCTTCATTAATATTGATAGTATCTATTGGGTGTACTGTGTCGGTGTGAGCAACAACACATGGATAATATTCCCCATCAGAGATTTCTCCCTTTGTCACATAAATGTTACCCATTTCATCTATTTTAAATTTTAATTTTTTAGATGTTAGGTGTTGAATTAAAAATTCAATCATTTCGTCTTCTTGAAATGAATGGGTTGGCACGGAAAGTACCTGTTTAAGGAAATCTAAGTTTTCAATCATAATACAAAGATAGTGAAAAATTAACTAAAAAGCTCAGGATGGTTTAAAAAATTAGTAAATTCTTCTTTGGTCATTTTAAATCTTTCAATAGATTCATAAGTATCACCTCTTCTTTTAAACACACATTCTATTTTACCGTTATCAATCACATCAATTCTAAATATATAATCATATTTTTCACCAAAATTTTTACTTTTTGGAAAATTGTACCAAGCCCCAAATTTATAAT